AAACTCTTGCGAGCTTCGTAGCTAATTTCCTGTTCGTAACCTGTTCTAGTATACAATTTCCCTTCTCGTTGGACTCGGGCCCAGGTACCACAGTTTTCATCAAATTGGGCATCAGCACCTCTTGAATTACGGATCAAAGCACGAGCGAATTCCCATAACACGGGAACTCCAGAGCTCAGCACTAGTTCACATTTTCCAAGACCTGCTAAATGAGCCAGTCTTTGTTTCCTGTTGTACGCTAACCATTTTGGGTTGATAAGGGAGCAATTCAGAACCTTGATGGGATTTCTTACGAATTTCCAACCACGTGAAGTATGAATAGGTTTGCTTTGACACCATTCAACATCCACTAACCTCCGGGCCACATTCTCAATCTTTAGCTCGTGTCCCATTTCTAGGCACAAGCGCGTTGCGTTTTCCTGGAAGTGACCAAGATCGGTCTCCTCCAAAATAACTAAGCAGTCATCTCCATCATCGAGAATGTCTCCTACAATCTCGAGATACTCAAACATCGCTACGACCATGGCTATCATGATAATACAATTGCCCAAAGCGGTGTTCATGTCTCCACTCATACGACGACCAGTCGTCGTGTAGCGAATACCTGACGTCGTGGAACATTCGTTGTAAACCTGCCACGTTAGCAACTTGCGCAGATGCGGGTTGCCCTTACATAGGGTTAGATACACACGGTGCTCCTGACGGAGTTGGCTCTCAGACACGTGCTTGTCAAAGCGTGACATGTCGAGAGAGAGAACTACTGGCGACTCAAAGGACTGCTGTTTCCTAATCAGCAGCTGAGCCCGCTCAACTTGATTCAACCCCTTGCCCACAGACCGTGTTCGGGTCTTAATGCAAGGGTGATTGAGTACCATGCGGTATAGCTGCTCCTCCAAGGGTTTAAGGGAGGAGGCCAACAACACACAGTATTCGGGATCACGAAACTGGATCGCTCGTGGGTCCGGGTCGACCTTACTAATCGCAGACAGTTTGTCTGGCTTCACAAAAGCCGTAATGCGCGCAATGCGTTTCGTTACGGGTTTGGCGAGTACTCTTTCAAGGGCTTCTGCGTATCTCTTCTTCTTCAGGGCGGGGTAGTCGGCGTAGAACCGATCATACTCCCACCGAGTGCAAGGATGGAGGCAAGCAATAACCCAATCAATTCCTCTAGCAGTCATGGCACGTCCGAAAGCAGTGGGCTGGGGGACGGGTGAAGTGACTCTATTGCGAATAGCTCGAATCTGGTTTTCCACAGTGTTGGCATGCATAAATATGCGCATGCAATATAACGGAGAGGGCAGGTGTAGATAGCCTGCAGACTTACCCCGGGTGTATTTCGGCCTGTATGTGAAGCTGCAACTGACGTCAAGGGGGAGAATTTCCTTGGACGTAGTTACATAGGACACCACAGCAGGCCTTACTCTTCACCGAAGAGTCTTCAGAGCGGCCACTTGCGCTTGGGCCGATCCGGTCATGTTCCATTCCTCCAATTGAATGCTTGGAGCTGCGAGTATGATAAAGTTAACGATTCTTGAGCTGTAGTACTGCTTTGTCGCGGACCTATAGGCGTTGCCAAGAGGATCACGAAGAGCATTGAGTTTGTCAACTACGGTTCGTTGAATTTCCATAATCTGCAAGTTGGTGTGTGCAATAACTCGTTTATCGTTGATGGTGGACCAAACGATGGCGGCGAGACGTGGTGGCATCCTATGCACTCCTTTGGTTGAACATCGGAGGCACATGATAATGTCTGTCGCGGGGTTAAAAGCACAACCAGCCCAGCAGCTTCTGAAAG